AGTCTGAGCATAAGAACCTGCCACTGCTTGTTCTACCCCTTTTGCGGTATCTGTTTGACCTAACTGTTGACCTAATCTTTGTGGTGTAATACCAATAACTTCAAAGGCCTGTTGTTTAAAGTAGTTAGCCATTTGAATCCTAGATAACATTCTTTGGGTTTGTTCTAGGTTCATTACTTGGAAATGCTGGAAGTTAATTGCATTCTCAGTGTTAGTAATGGCTGTATCCAACGGTAACATCTGGAAGTTCTTCATGGCAACATAGGCTTTGGCCAAGTTGTTTTTACCCCAGTCTTCACCTAATGATTTTTGAGGTAATGCATTTTGATCTAACATGATCACTGTACCTAACTCATCTACTAAGATATCAGCTATTTGGTTATTAACAATGTTGTATCCAATCTGAAATGGTTTCATTAAATCTACCATAGAAGTAGATCTTGTGTTTCTATCATTAAACACAGCTCCTTCTACTGGAAGTTTACAACCATAAAGAGTACTATCTCCTTTAAATTGGAACTTTAATGGTCCCATTCTATTTTGATCAATACCCAAGTACATTGGATTAATACCTCCTGGATTATTCATACCCCAGAAAGATGGATGGTTAGGGCCTATTTTTACACCGCCCCATACTTGGTTAATCCAAATCCATTCAATGTGCTCTCCAAATATTAAGTTATCCTTACCTTTATTTTTTATTAATGTAGTATCATAGATAGGTTTATCAGTTACTTTATAATCTTCACTGATAATATCAGTAGTAACTTCTCCCTCTTCAGAAATCTTAGTTAAGTGTCCCACTTTTCTTTGAGACTTCCAATATGCTGTAGTAGCTCTTAATAAAAATGCCGCACCCATAGGAGCATAGTCTTCATTTTCTGACATGATCCAGTTAATGATATCTCCACCATTGTAGATAAAATTATCATACATAGATACAAATTGTCTGTAGGCAAGGCCCGGCATATTAGTATTCCACTCATGAGACTTGGTAGCATCATAGTAAGAACCATCATTTTGATAACCTTGTAGTGGATAACCTGCAGATCTTACTGGATAAATTGCTTCTATTGACTCTAACTGTTCTTGAGTCATCATATAACCATACTTGTCAATGACATCAGCAATAGTTAGCATTTCTATTTTACCTACCCAATTACCTTGGGAAATATATCTTGCTTCAGGTGATTTATGGTAGAAGGTAGTTACAGGATTCCATAACTCAATATCATAATCATCTTCATTCATCTTCATGTGCCAGAACTCTCTATCAGTAATAAGCATGTCTCTGAAAGCTCTTTCTTCTAACTCATCCATTTTGAACCTATCTTCATCAATCTTAAACTGATGAATAGCCCATTGCTCACACATGCTCCTGTAATCTTTATCAAAGAATGATTGAATCTCAGGTAAAGTCTTCATTTTTTCTGGAGACATTTGCTCTTGCATTTGCTGTTGAACTTCAGGATCTTCAGGATCCATTCCCTGCTCTAGTAACTTAGCCATCATTTTTTGCTCAGCTTTTTGCAATAATACTTGCTCAACCTGGTTTCTTTTTTCTTCTAATTGTTCATTATAAGAATATTCATCTACCCCTCTAAAAGTGATTTTAGTATTTCTTTTAGCAAATTCTGCAACCATTACATTTACCACATTAGGAATAATGGGATAAAATTTAAGCTCTAATGCACTGATATCTTCTTGACCTAATGTATCAACAATCTCCCTCATCTCATTATCAGCTTCAACTACATAGTCAGTCTTATCAATAGTACCTTTAGCTAGTTTATAGTTTTTCATTAATCTCCTAGCATTTCTTCTAATTTGCTTAAGACCATTCCATTCTAACCAGTCAAGATTCCAGGCTGTCCATTCAGCATCCTTTTCTTTCTTTGGTAAAAATTGCAGAGGCTGTGTAATAGAACCCATTCTATTATACTCGGCCTTCTTGCCAGATTTCATTTGCATTGCATTTAATACTTGCATATCTTCTTATCTTAAGTTTTTATAAGGATTTCTTGGAGGTTTTCTATCCAATGATCCTTGGCCCATCCCTATATGTCGGAATGGGCTGTTAGTAAATTTATATAAATTTTTTGAATTATCCAAGCTTTTTTTACCTGTATCTTCAAATCTTTTCATAATACCTCTGTTAGCTTCCTGCACTTTAGCAAAAGCAATAAGTGCACCTAAGGCTATTAATCTATCCACATTGAGTCCTTCTCTATAATGTTGCATCTCTACCATGGCCATTACATCAGGGATTCTCTCTATTCCATAAGTTGTTTTATAAACTTTTCCATCATCACCAGTCTCAATATCTAGTTCTTCTCTACAGTAATCTACTAGGTAGGGTAAGATATTAGCTGAAAAGACAGTGCCTGTGTTTCTCCATCCATACTCTTCAGGTCCATGTTGGGAGTACTCTACATTTTTTCTAAATGTAATCTGACTTTTAGGAACTAAATATTTCTGCTTTCTCTTCTTCATCATGTGAGTAAGAAAACCAGGAACATTGCTTTCTACCAATGTCCATGCATTATACCACTCAATTATGTGCTCAAGTCTCTCATGAGTTTTATTAACATCATCAAATCTTCCACACCATGATGCTACAATCTTATCCTGCTCTATAAAAGTAGTTACATCCACAGCATCTTTTCTAGTTACTTCAATGGGAATTTTGTATACATAAATTGAACACAAAGAGTCTGAAGTAGTAGTCTTACCTTGTGCCACAGGGTCAATAGATGCATAATAAGTTCCCCATTTAGCATCCTTAATTGGTCTCTCATAAATGACTATGACACCGGTTTTATCCTCAGTACTCTTGGTTATAGGAAACTCAAAGATAGGAATCTTCCTACTCTTTTCTGCTATAAAAGTACCATCAGCATTTTTACTAAGGTTTATATACTCTATAGGATATTCCTTTTCTTCAATTCTTCTTTTTTGAGCTGCCACTAAATGACTAGGGAATATAGATACTGTTCTAGTAGCAAAGGCTTCTTCAATATTTCTAGGGTGCTGAGATAACTCTAGCTGGTATTCTTCTGGAGCAAGATCTTTTTTCTTTTTCTCAAAGTATTCATCTAGCATTTTAAGAGCTTCTTCTACCTGAGAGTTACCATACTTGTCTACACATGGTGGCATTGACCATTGTTCAGGAATAAATAATCCAGATTTACTAAATGTACCCTTATCATTAAGTAGAGTAGACTCTACATAAAAGATATCATTAGCCTCAGGATGTAGAATCATCTTCCTTAATGGATCACATTGATCAAGATCACCCACGGAGCCTGCAGCAATAAATGTACCTGTAGTAATCATACCTGATTTTAAAGCAGGCTTCATATATCCAAAAGTCTCATTCATCTTAGGAGCAATACCTGCCTCCTCATGGAAGAAGTAAGTACATGGTCCACCCACACCTGCAGTAGGATCTTTCTCAAAAGATGTTCCTTTAAGAACTCCTTTTAAACCTTTATTAGTCTTTCTGTTTTGACCAGGAACTGAGGTCTCAATCTGCTGTTGCCAATCAAGAACCTTTCCTGGGTTCATTGGTCTATACCATGCAGTATTATCATCTAAGAAGTTTCTATATTCATTTAAGAATCTCCAAGTATCTGCTACATAAGTTTTAAGACTGGCACCTATTTTTAGGATAGGAGTTTCCTCAAACCATATACAGTTGATTAGTTTAGCTGCATGAAAATAAGAGGAAGCTATCTGTCTTTTCTTTAAGATTGCAGCATGTTTGTAGAAAAGCTCTGCAAGAATCTCATACAAGGCCATGTGATATTGAGCATCTCTAATATCCGGGAAAGAGAATCTTCTTATCTCTTTATTATTAATAGGTAAGAAGTTAAGCCACATGTAATATTCTCTACTGAGATACCAAGTCTTATCTTTGTTTTTATAGATAACACCTTTTCTACATCTTGTCTTTTGTTCATCCCAATAAGTAATATAATCTTTACTTTTTACAGGAGCTGGACAATAAAACTTTTGATTATTATACTTTGCAGCTTCTTCATTAAATACATAAGAAGTTTCATCAAACTCATATTTACCTGGTTCTTTAAATAGTGCTAGTACAAAATCTCTAAACTCTGTTCTAGTCTCAAAAGATGTTACAGTCCATGTACCATTGTCCCAAGTAGGAATATCAGTATAAAAAAACTTATCCATTCTTTAATAGCTTCTTGATCTTGGTTTCATCTCCACCAGTCTTCTCAATGATATCTACCAAAGTACTATGCTTTTTTGAACATAATGCAATTTCTAATTCTCCATTAAAATACTTATTAAGATCATCTCTCTTAAAAGCATTCCACATACTAGTGTAATGGTTATAATGAAATAACCAGTCATATAAGTTATCTTTATTGATCATAAGCTAAAGAGCCTCCACCTCTTGTTCTAGTTGATTGTTCATCTTGTAAATCTTTATATACTCCTTTGTAAGATTGTCTTACATCATCAAAATCTTTTGCTATTCTTAATAAAGCTGTAGCAGATCCATCTCTACCAAAGGTAGGTTTTGTTTCTGACATTACATCAGCCATATTATCAAGTGCTATCTTTATTCCTCTAAAAGCTCTTGAGGTAGGAGTTTCAAATAATTCTTTGATACCAGTTAAAGCTGTAATTACTAAAGGATCTTCAGTAGTAAAGTTAGCTCTTAAATCATTTAGTATAAGTTCTTCTTTATCATCTTCTTTTATGTTAAAGTAAGGATTAAGATCCTCATTAGGACATGTCATATAAAATAAGAAAGCATATACAGATGTATAATCCTGAGGATATCCCTCTATAATATCTTTTAAATATCCTATAGTGTAACAGTGTTCAGTAGGAATCACTTGTCCATTTTGTAAATCAAATAGCTTTATCATCTTTTAATATTAATTTTAGTTTTGTTGGACAAGGACTTGTAGCAACCCACCATTTTTCAAGATCTTCATTTATCTTTAATAATGTTTTTTTCTCTTGTTCTTGTAGCCATGTTACACTACTATTAGATACCCAATAGTTTTGTTGTTGGTATTCATCATTACTCATTTACTATACTTTTTCTATATAATTTTTTAAAATCTTCATAAGTTATATCTAAACATAAGATTGAGCCGGTATCTAGGATAGCTACAGTGTAAGGTTCTGCTTCACCATCTCCATTTAAAGACTCTCTAAAATATTCAATATTAGCAATATTAAAAGTACATTTAGAAAAATGCAAGTTCTCTATACCTAAATCTTCTTTTAGTTTACTATTCTCTAGAACTAAATTAAACTCAACCATTACTACTTTTCTCATATCTTTTTTTTATTATCAATTAAATAATTAATCATAGCAATAACTTCAGACTTCATATAAGGTGCTTCATATGGTACAACTGTTTTAACTATTGGGTTACCATCACCATCTTTTTTAGCAATTGGGTTACCAAATTTATCTTCTCCTTGTTTTTCAAAGATTACATGATGCAACATAAGCTTACCTGGTTTATATCTTGGGTTATGCTTTAGTATAATATACATATAAATACTGAGTTGTAAGGCATAATGATTAAAATTACAGTCATCAAGATGTGAACAAGGCCCACTCATTTTTACAGATTTACCTTCCCAATTTACAAAACTTGTTAGCTTAATCTCTTTATTAGTCTTATAGTCAATAATATCTATAATATCTTTTACAACCTCAACTCTATCAGACTGGCCACATACACCTGCAGACTTTAAGTAAACAAAATGCTCAGGATAAATTCCCTCAGTAAGTCTTTGTACAGGAGCTCTTTTAACAGTGCCTTCCCATATAGGTTTAATAATAGGAATATTAATGCCTTGTCTTTGAAGAGTATCAATGCTCATAAGATCTGATTCTCTTTGAT